ATGGCCCAGGCCGCACAGTTCATCATCTCAGAATTCACGAATCCCTCAGGGGAGATCGTTTTTCGCGTCACCGGTTGGCTCGACGGTAAGCGCATCCGCAAGAATTTCCCTTCCCGCGCCGAGGCTTCCGCCGAGCGTCAGGCCTTGGAAATCCAACGTCTGCAGGCCGAGACCGGCATTCGCACCACCGCCACGCGTTTGACCGATGCCCAGCTTCACGAGGCTGAGGCCGCTTTCCGCCGCCTCGCCGACGCGCCCAAGTCGCTTTCGTTCTACCTCGATTTTGCCTTGGCCAACTACCGCGCCCCAGATCGCGAGCAGTCCTTGGCCGATGCCGTCACGACCTACCTCGCCTTCAAGCAGCGCGAGCACGACCAGAAGCTTCTTTCGATTTCCCAGTTCGACCACATCCGCCGCCATCTAGGCGTTCTCAAAAAACGGTTTCCCGCCGTCCTTGTCTCGCAGTTGACCACTCAGCAGCTCACCGCCCATTGCCAGCGCGGCAATGCCGGCCCGAAGACCATCAATAACCGGCGCGGCATCCTCCACACCTTCTTTAAGTTCGCGTTTCAGAAGGACTGGGTCGCCGTCAATCCAGTCGAAAAAATTCCACACCACCGCATCGCTCACCGTCGCGGCTCCGCCAAGACCATATCCGCCGAGCAGGCCGAAAAGCTTATGCACCACGTCGAAAAGATCGACGGCGGCAGCCTCGTCCCGTTCTTCGCGCTCGCCCTGTTCGCAGGCATCCGCCCATGCGTCCGTCATGGTGAGATCCTCAAACTCAAGGCCGAGCATGTCCGGCTCGATACCGGCGTCATCCTCATCGAGCCCGAGGTCTCGAAAGTCCGCATGAAGCGCAGCGTCGCCATTCAGCCCAACCTTGCGGCCTGGTTGACCGCCTACCCGCTGGAGAAGTTTCCGATAATCCCGACCAACCTTCAGCACAAGCGCGCGGCCGTCGCCAAAGACTTCGACCTCTCCCACGACGTCATGCGCCACACATTCATTTCGATGCACGTCGGCAAATTCCGCTCGATGGGCGAGGCCGCTTTGCAGGCCGGCAACTCCGAGAGCATCATTCGCAAGCACTACCTCGACTTGAAGACCAAGGAGGAGGCCGAGCTATTTTTCGGCATCACGCCAAAGCACGCGAAAACCGCTCCCGTTCCCGAGACACCGCCACCCGCGGCACTCGCGGCTTGAGCACCCGCCCGCACCTTCGCCGGTGCGGGCTTTTTCATCTGGCTTCAGTGACTAGCAGGATCATGCGACCCATTCGGGCAAGGATTTGCTGCCCGCTGTTTAGTATTTTAATTTCCGGCACTTTCGACTCAGGGGATGCGTATGTCATCGTCTTGGGGACAATATAAATTCGACCGGTTATCCAGCTGTGATCCCGGGTGCGCAGTCGAAAGCCATAGAGCCCGTCAATCGAGAGGTTATGAAACCTCGGTCGCTCTCGCTGTTCACAGTAGTATTTGAAATTAGCGAGAATGCCCGTGGTTTCTGCCGTCCACGGAGCATCAATGAATTTCCCCAGAAACGGCCCAAGAATCTTTTCGATCTCAAGCGTTGTCTGTGCGTCCCGATACTCTGCATATGGGCTCTCGCCAATGACGTGGGTAGCGTCGATGACTAGCTTCGCGATTTCATCAAAATACGGGATTTCGTTTTTACCCGAAAGATTGATCTCAACGTCCTCCACTTCGCTCAATAGAACATCGATCAGAGGTGTAGTATCTTCGCATATTTCAGAGTCCTTCGTGACGACTACATCCTGCCATTCAGTTTGCTGCCACTGGTAGCCCTGTTGCCTTGGTTTCGCCTGCCGCTCTGTTTCCCTCCAGGTAACCTTCTCACTGAGCGAGCTGAACTCATCCTCTGGTATAACGTAATAAATTGGTTTTGGCTCTAAATCGTCTGCTGGTTTCAGCGGTTTCTTGTCATAATCCCAACGCTGCATCTCTTCGCGCCGGCTTCCTTTTGCCGGTAGCCATTGATCTGGAATCCATGACACGGCGTCAGGAATCAGTGTCGCGCGTCCCCGAGACTCTTTCGAGGCCAAGGGCAATTCAAAGAGGGGGTTTGGAGCTCCTGATCTACCCTTACCCAACCACCAAAAACTACATGCCGTGGCTCGTTGATCCTCAAATTTTAAGTGGACTTCAAAATGTTTCAGCAACTCGTGCGCTGACTGGATCTCAGGGATCTCGACCAACTTAAGCTTTTCAACACACAGTTCAGCTAATTCCTCCAACGGCTTTAGCCCTTCACGCTCTGCTGTAGCCGCTTCAACAGCTTCATTTTTTAGTTTCAACTCCGCCACTAGTGAAGCGGTTTTAGTTTCAACACCACGAAGTCTTTCTTCGACAGCCGTTTTGTCGATCTCTTCGGCAACGAGTCGGTCTCGTGTCATTTTCAAGTCACGCGCCTTGGTCTCAAATCCTTTGATGTCGTTCTCGATTGCCTTAGCAGCCGCTGTGGCTGCGGATACCTTGGCAACAGCCGCCTGCACCTTATTCTTGGCGTATTCAGCGATATTCATGAATGGAATAGAACTGCGACAACGACAGTTAAACCCTGTTCCGGCAAACTCGTTTCTGCCTGGTGGACACCGCGCCCGCTGCATGCACACGCCTACCGACTCCGCTACTCACATCAATTCGCAGCTCATCGACATCGTCGGCCTCCGCACTTGCGGCATTTTCCCGACCGGCAAAGAGCCCTCGATTCGCACCCTCCGCGACTGGACGAAGCTCCGCCGCATCCCTTACCATAAAATCGGCCGTCTCGTTTACTTCGACCCCGCCGAGGTCTCCACCCACATCCGCACGAAGCTCAAAATCCCGGCGCGCGTCTAGCGTCGGCCGGAGGCGGCGAAGCGGTCACACGTGACCGTTATGAATCGTTTTCATGCCTTGTTGGGCTTGCTGCAAACGGCTCGCCTGTCAGCCTCTGCGCATCAACAGCACCATCCAACCGCGCCCGCTCTAGGTCGCGGTTTTTTCGTCTCCAACCATGTCGAACTACAACCCGCGCACATTCACTTCCCTCGGCCTTCTTCGTTCCATTCCGGCCGCCCTGCTGCACAAGTTTTTTGAACGCCATCGCGTTTATATGGAGTCACAGGGTTTCGAGTGGCCGGCAGACCCCGAAACGCTCGACCACAAAGTCCTTCACGAAACCCTTCTTAAGCCCGCCGGCCCCACGCCCGACAAGAACCTGGCCGATGCCATGTTCATCGTCCACGAGATGGCCGACGAAGCCGGCGTCTCGGCTCTGGTGGACGCGATCCGCGAAACCGATCCGAACTTCACCAAGGATAAGGAAATCGAGCCTGCGGTCTTCGTCATTCAACGCTGGTTGCTCGATCCGGTGTTGGTCGAAAACACCAACGCCCGCCGCTACGCCCGCGAAAACCGGAGCTTCCGCTCCTATCGCACGCAGCTCGATTTGCCCGAGGGCCAACTCGACGACGCGACCTTGGCCGAGTTCTGCGATGAAATCGCCGAACGGCTCGCCCCGTTCTATCCGCGCGAGAGCATCAAGCTCTACCAGTTCCCTGAGAAAGACTCGAAATCTATCCGCTTCCTCGTTCGCCACGGCGGGCCACTCGTCCGCGAGGGCATCGTCAAGGCCGACGCCCCCGGTGAGTCCGACAGCGCCCTTTTCCGCCGCGAGGTCTTCGATGTGATCGTTTACGATCCCGAAAACGACGAGGTGCGTATAAACTCGAAAAAGCGCGACGCCGATCTCTACACCCGCGCGTGCGGCGTTCACTTCGTCGATGACGAGGCAGCCTTTCCCGACACCGACAAATATACGCTCGACCCGCTTCGCCTCAAGGGAGAGCAGTCCCTCGCCTGCGCCCATGTCGTCGGCTTGAAGAAAATTACCTTGGTTGAGCTCGACGTCTATCTCGGCGGCAGGCTCTCAGAATCCATCGTTTATCGCTCCGATAACCTCTTTCAATCAGATCGTCTCAAGAACGATGCGTTCCTCGCCAACCGCGTTTTGCAGGCCGCCACCTTCGATATCTCCTTCACCACCGCGAAGCACACCCGCACGGTGAAGATCGAGACGCCCAACAAGGCCAATTTCAAACGCGACAACGACGGCAAGCTGGTCGAGCAGTGGCTCCGCACCGCCGGCTTCATTATCGAGCAACCCGAACCCGAGGCCGCGCCACCCGCCAATGCCCACGCTCTGGCCGAAGTTCCTTGAGCGCCTGCCGTTGGTGGCGGATCTCGCCGCCGTGCCGTCCGAGTGGCACGGGCACCTTGGCGCGGAGTGTTTCCGTGGACTGCCTGCCTGCGTCTTTCACAACACCCGCGAGGCCGCAGGCACTGTGCCGTGCAAACAGCCGACCCGGTCTTGCCGTCGTCACCATCGCATCGAGGAAGAGGATGACGGCCGTCTTGTCGCCTGCCCGCAACGCGGGGCCGACTGCCGCCCATTCACCATCACGCCAGAAGAGCGTCTCGTCTGGCGGATCGACCTCCCCGGTCTCATGGCCGAGCTCGCCGCCGCTCTCACACTTGAAGGCCCACCGGAGAGCCTCACGCCGTCGCTATGGCGCATAGGCACCGTCACGAAGCTCCACGTCCCCATCTTTCTTTCGTTCGCGCGCACGGTGTCCGAGCACGTGCAGAACGTGGCGTTCGTAGCCGCGCGCCGGCTTGAGCGGCCAGTTTTGTTCGTTCCGACCGCCAACTCGGCCCTGCAACCCGTGGCCGACTCCCTCAAAGCCTGCGGAGGTCGGCTTGGCGTCCTTGGCGACTTCATCGCGCCCGACCCCAAGGGCGGTCTTATCGCCACCCTCGAACTCTCCGAACGATGGTCGGATCTGGAGCGAGAACTAGGCCGCGCCCTCCGCAAACTACGTTTGCCGGAGGGCACCGATTGGAAACACCTCGTCGTCACCCTCCTCGACAACGACCACATTGCGATTTCTCACCACACCGGCTCCCCAAAAGCTGAGTTCACGCCGCGCGAACTCGGCTTTGAGTCGCAGCATGGCAAACCATCAAAAGACTGGCGCGCGTTTCAAGCTGCCGCCCGCATCGGCTATATTCCCGAACCGGCATCAGGCACCGAGCGCGACGAGGATACGCGCAGCCGGGTGAAGAGCATCACGAAGAAACTCGCCGCCGTAACCGGCATCGAAGGCACGGCCTTTGCCCTCCGCGATAGCCCAGAGGATGGCCCCCGCCGTCGAAACGCCGGTCGCGGCTACTGGCCCCTGTTCAAGTTCCGCACGCAGTCCGACCGCGTGCGCCGGGGTGCCGCCCGTTTGGGGAATTCCCCAAGCGATCCAGATGATTTCCCAGACGAACGCGATTAACGCGCCCGCCCGCATTTCTCTCTGGCAATAGGCCGCTTGCATCACGCGAGCGGCCTTTTTTGTGCCCGGATTTTGGGAAATTCCCCGCGAGCCCTCGTAACCCTTTCACATCCGCAAGACCTCCGCCGCCAGCGGAGCCGGGCGGGGAGGCTCCGGGGTTATGCTTCCCCGCTTGGCGACTGGCGATTTCGCAACCATGTCCGTTCCTCCCGTCACTAAATCCACCGCGCCGATCTCGATCACGCGCGGTCTTATCCAGAGCGCCGCGCGCCTCGCCCTCTACGGGCCCGAAGGCGTCGGCAAGACCACCATCACCGCCGGTTTTCCCGAACCGGTGTTCATCGACACCGAAGGCGGCACCGCTCACCTCGACGTCGCCCGCTTCCCTCGTCCCCGTAACTGGGCCGAGTTGATCGCGGCCATCAACCACCTGCTCACTGCCGAGCACGGTCACAAAACCCTCGTCATCGACTCCATCGACTGGGCCGAAAAACTCCTCATCGAGGAAGTCTGCCGCAAAGCCAACAAGGACGGCCTTGAAGATTTCGGCTACGGCAAGGGACTCGTCTATCTCGCCGAGGAGTTCGCCCGCTTTCTCGCCCTGCTCGAAAAGCTCCGCGACCGCGGCGTCCACGTCGTCCTCGTCGGTCATAGCACCATCCGCAAGTTCGAGGCCCCCGACGCGGCCGGCGCTTACGACCGCTTCGAGCTGAAACTCGCCAAGCAGGTCGCCGCCCTCGTCAAGGAGTGGGTCGATGCTCTTCTCTTCGTGAACTTCGTCACGAAGGTGACCGAGAAAGACGGCAAGCAACGCGCCGTCGGTGGCCGCGAGCGCGTGATCCACACCACGCACACCGCCGCCTGGGATGCGAAAAATCGTTACAACCTCGACGACAAACTCCCCTGCGTCGCGGCGTCCCTCGCCCCGATCTTCGCCCGCGTCGGCACTCCACCCGCGCCCACGCCGCCGCCGACCACTCCGGCCCCAGCCGCAGTTGTTTCCAAAATGGAAAAGACTGCCGAAACCGCGCCGCGTCCCGGCCCCGTTCTCCTCATCACCCACGAGCAGGCCGCCAAACTCGATCTCTACTGGACGACGCTCAAGAAGACGCCCGAAGACCGCGCCAAGGCGTTCGCTTGGGTCGGCTGCGACAGCATCGACCTCCACTGGACTGAACTCACCGCCGACCAGGCCGCGAAGCTCATCTCCAAACTCCAAGACCAGATGAACAAGATCGCCGAGGCGTCCACCTCGACGGCCGCCAAAGCCGGCAAAGGAGGTGCCCGATGAGCACCTACATCTTCGACATCGAAACCGGCCCCCGCTCCCGCGCCGAACTAGCCGAATGCGTGCCCACGTTCGAGGCCCCGTCCAACTGGAAAGACCCTGAAAAGATCCGCGCCTACGTCGCCGAGAAGGAGGCTGAGTGGTTCCAATCCGCCGCGCTCTCCGCGCTCACCGGTCGCGTGCTCGCCATCGGCTACCTCGATGCGGTCACCGATGAACTCGGCTACTTCGCCACCGGCGACGAAGCCGCCGACCTCGCCGCCTTCTGGCGCTTGGTCGCGCCCACCGGCTACCTCAACGCCGACCTCATCGGTTTCAGTTCCAACCGCTTCGACCTGCCATTCCTCATTCGCCGTTCCTGGCACCACCGCGTGCCCGTCCCGGCCGATCTCGTCTCCGGTCGTTGGCTTCCGTCGCAGTGCCGCGACGTGCTCGACTGTTGGCGCTGCGGCAACCGCGAGGACTCCGTCTCGCTCGACCGCCTCGCCCAGTTCCTCGGCGTCGGCCGCAAGAACGGCAGCGGCGCCGACTTCGCCTCGCAGTGGGCAACCGATCCCTCCGGTGCGCTGGCCTACCTCGCCAACGATCTCCGTCTCACCCGCCGCTGCGCCGTCGCGCTCGGCCTCATCGCAGAAACCCAACCCTCCCTCTAATCGCCATGAAATACATCGCCTCCAACGAAGCCCCGAAATCCTACCACCTCCCCGCCGGTGACTACTCCGTCACCATCGTCGAGGCCTCCGAAACTGTCTCGCGCTCCACCGGCGCGGACATGATCAAACTCACGCTCGACGCCGAAGCTCCCGACGGCGCGACCGCCAAGGTGTTCGACTACCTCGTCGCCTCCGCGTCCTCTGCCTGGAAAATCGACGCGTTCCGCCGCGCCCTCGGTCACGAGGTCGTCCAAGGCGAACCGGTCGAACTCGCCGCCGAAGACCTCATCGGCCGGACGCTCCGCGCCCGCCTCAAGGTCGAGGAGTTCAACGGCCGCGCCAACAACAAGGTCGAGGCCTGGCTCGCCCCGCTCGCCGGTTCCGGCAACGCGCCCGCTCCCGCGCCGCGTGCCTCTGCCCCGACCGCACCAACCACCAAAAAGGAGGACGACGCCAATGAGCCGTTTTAACCTACGCCCCTACCAATCGGCGTGCGTCGAGTCCGTGCTCACGAAGTTCCGTGAGCGCGGCAAGCTCCTCGCCGTCCTCCCGACCGCCGCCGGAAAAACCGTGATTTTCTCGCACACGGCCGAGCGGTTCCAACCCGGTCGCACGCTTATCCTCGCCCATCGCGAGGAGCTGCTCACCCAGGCCGCCGACAAGCTGACCCGCGCCACCGGTATCGTCGCCGAGACCGAGTGCGGCGACGCCTACGCCAGCCTCAACGCGCCTGTCGTCGTCGCCTCCGTCCAAACGCTCATGCGCGAAAAACGCCTGCACCGTTGGCCGCGCGATCACTTCAACCTCGTCGTCGTTGACGAAGCCCATCACGCGCTCGCAGAGAGCTACCAACGCGTGCTCGGCTACTTCGACGGCCACGCCAAAATCCTCGGCGTCACCGCGACCCCCGACCGCGGCGACAAGAAGAGTCTCGGCGCTTACTTCGAGGACATCGCGTTCGAGGTCAGTCTCCACGAACTCATCGAACAGGGTTATCTTGCCCGCATCGCCGTCCGCACGATGCCGGTCGAGATCGACCTCGGCAGCGTCCGCACGCTCGCCGGTGACTACAGCGACGCCGACCTTGGCGACGCCATCGAGCCCGCCCTCCGCGAGATCGTGTCGGCCATGCGCGCCGCCATCGGCACCCGCAAAACCATCGTCTTCCTCCCGCTCATCCGCACGTCCCGCCGCTTCGTGGAACTCTGCGAAGAGGCGGGCCTGACCGCCGCCCACATCGACGGCCAGAGCGAAGACCGTGCCGACATCCTCGCCCGTTTCGCCGCCGGTGAGTTTCAGATCCTCAGCAATTCCATGTTGCTGACCGAGGGCTTCGACGAGCCGTCCGTCGCGTGTGTCGTCTGTCTCCGCCCGACCAAGATCCGCGCCCTTTACGCCCAGATCATCGGACGCGGCACGCGGCTTCACCCAGGCAAGGAAAACCTCCTCGTCCTCGACTTCCTCTGGATGACCGGTCGCCACTCCCTTGTGCGCCCCGCGCACCTGGTCGCGTCCACGCCCGAGATCGCCGAAGCCATGATTGCCAAGGCCGCAGCGGCCGGCGACGAGGAGCACGACCTCCTTGCCGACGAGATCGACGCCAAGGCCCAGCGCGAGGCCGCCCTCGCCGCCGAGTTGGCCGCACACGCCAAGCGTGCCTCACGCCAGCTCGATCCGGTCGAGTTCGCCCTGTCCCTCCACGAACTCGACCTCGCCGAATACCAACCGACGATGCCTTGGCACAGTCAGCCCGCCTCGCCCAAGCAACTCGCCTTGATCGAGCGCAACGGCCTCGACCCGACCGCCATCCGCGACAAGGGCCACGCCGCCGCGATCATCGACCGCATCCTCGCGCGTCGAAACCTCGGCCTCGCCACGCCCAAGCAAGTCGCGTGTCTCCGCCGCAACGGACACCCGCGCCCCGACCTCGTCACCTTCAGCGAGGCCGGCGCCTGGATGAATGACCGCTTCGGCCAACACCGGAGGGCCGCCTGATGCCCCTGCGCTACACGTCGCCCTCCGATTGCGCCGGGCCGCTCGACCTCATCGAGCGCGCCCGGCGCTACCTCGCCAAAATGCCGCCCGCCATTTCGGGACAGCACGGCCACGACCAGACTTTCGCCGTCGCCTGCACGCTTGTGCAGGGCTTCGGCCTGTCCGTCGCCGAGGCCGCTCCGCTCTTTGCCGAGTATAACGCCCGTTGCTCGCCCCCGTGGTCGGAGCACGACCTCGCCCACAAACTCACCGACGCCGACCGCGCGTCACCACCCGCCGAAGGCCGAGGCCACCTCGCCCGCTCCACCGGCCCCTCGTCTCCACGCCCTCACGCCTCCCCCGTGTCCACCATCGCCACACCTTCCGCACCCATCCCCGACGCCACCCAGTTCGAGACCTTCCTCCGCGCCTGTTTCGAGCCTGCCGACGTGCTCTCCATCGCACCCGGCACGCTCCACCCCGAATCCGAACGCGCCATCCCCGAACACGGCGGCATCAACTCCCTGTCCCGCGACGCTTGGCTTGAGCGTGCCGCCTCACGCGGCGGCATCGCCCGCGTCTTCTCCGCCCGCCATGGTCTGTTCATCCGCATCAATCCCGTGCGCTCCGGTGCCGATGGCACCGACGAGGACGTGACCACGCTCCGCCATGTCCTCATCGAGAGCGACGCCATCCCGAAGGCCGAGCAGGAGCGCCAGCTCCGCGCCTCCGGCCTGCCCATCTCCGCCCTCATTGATTCGGCCGGAAACTCCGTTCACGCATGGGTGCGTATCGACGCCAAGAACCGCGAGGAATACCACGCCCGCCGCGAGAAAGTCTGGGCCTCGCTCCCCGGCTTCCAGATCGACAAGGCCAACAAGAACCCGTCCCGCTTCTCCCGTTGCCCCGGCGGCCTGCGCGGCGACGGCGTGCAACGCCTTCTCGCCGTCAACCTCGGCTCGCCCAGCTTCGCCGATTGGGAAGCCACGCACGAGGACGCCCGCGACATCGTCGCCGCATCCACGTTCTGCGCCGAGGACGAGCCCGACCCGCCCCAGCTCATCGAGGGCATTCTGTTTCGCGGCGCGAAGATGATTATCGCCGGTCCATCGAAGAGCCGGAAGACCTGGAATCTCACCGACCTCGCCATCTCCGTCTCCCTTGGTCGCCCGTGGTGCGGCTTCACCACGCGCGCCTCTGCCGTCCTCTACGTCAACTTGGAGATTGCCCGGTTCAGTTACCGCAAGCGCATCCGCTTCGTCTGCGCAGGCCGGGGCTTCACGCCCTCCGACCTCGCTCGCTTCCACGTCTGGAATCGTCGCGGCAAGGACAACGAGATCAGTCAGCTCTCCGCCCGCCTTCGCCGCCAGGCTGCGCGCGTCGGGGCCGACCTCATCATCATCGACCCGATCTACAAGACCTACGGGGACAGGGAGGAGAACTCGAATACCGAGATGGCGCAGGTCTTGAACGAGCTGGAGAAGCTCGCGCAGGACACCAGCGCCGCCGTCCTCATCGCCGCCCACTTCCCGAAAGGGAATCTCACCGGTCGCGACGCCATCGACCGCGTCGCCGGTGCGTCGGTCTTTGGCCGCGACCCCGACGCGCTCCTCATCATGACGCCGCACGAGCAGCCCGACGCCTTCACCGTCTCGCCCATCCTCCGCGACCTCCCGCCCCAGCCCGAGTTCGTCATCCAATGGACGACGCAGCACTTCGAGCGCATCGCCGCAGATCCGAAGTCGGTGCAGGGTCGCGACACCAAGCCCGGCTCCGGCCGGCGTGATGTTGCGTTCTTGCCGGGCAGTTACCGCGCCCTGTTCTCCGCCATGCCCCCACTCGCGAACTCGGCCAATCCCGAGGAAAGCGCCGTCATCGCCTACATCGCCGAGAAGTTGGCCGACGCCGGGAAAGACTCATCCAAGGCCACGTCGGTCTTTCACAGCATCCGGCAACCGGAGCGTGGAATTCTCGTTTTCGACCGCGCCAACAAAACATGGAAGGGGGTAAATTATGAGCCCGGCACCTGATCTCCGCACCACCTGCCGCACCACTGGTGCCGTGTCCGGCACCACCCGTCTCCTTAGCACACTTTTTCCGCTGCCGGTGCTAGGGCGGGGGGCTGCACCTGGTGCTATTCTTCTAAAGAAGAAGAGAGCGAGCTACGCTAACGCTCGCCTCTCTTCTTTCGAGGGGACGGACAAACCGCGCGCGCCGTTCATCACCCAGTCAGGAGGTGCCCGATGAACTCCCGCGAAAAAGGAAAGCGCGGCGAGCGCCGTTGGCGTGACGTGCTCCGCGACGCCGGATTCCAGAAGGCCCACCGCGGCGTCCAGTATTCCGGCGGCTCCGACTCGCCCGACGTCGCCTGTCCCGAGTTGCCGGGGATTCACTTCGAGGTGAAAGCCGTCGAGGCGCTGAACATCTGGCGTGCGATGGCCCAGTCCATCGCCGACGCCGGGGCTCAGAAGATTCCCGTCGTCGCCCACACCCGCAACCGCTCCGGCTGGCTCGTCACCATGCGCGCCGAGGACTGGCTCGCCCTCATCCGCGAGTCGTCACACGTCGCGCAGCCCGACCCATCGCCCATCGCCCCGAGCCCATCGCCCACACCGGAGGTGTCGCCATGACCTACGCCGACCGCCAGGCCGAGCGCGATTCGGCTTACTCCACCGCCTACCGCGATTGGGTCGCGTCCCTTCCTCCCGCCGAGCGTGCCCAGCTCGCGGCAGGGGGCTTGTCCGAACCCGACGCCACCCGCCACACCTGCACTCGCCAGCACGACGACGCCACCCTCGACCGCACCGCCGCGCCCGAGCCCACGCCCGACGATGTCGCCGAGTTGGCCGACGAGCCCGCCCCGGTCTCGCCCTCCGCCCCCGCCGACACCACCACCACCGCCGCCGACGTGCTCGCCTCCTTCTGTGCCCGCATCCGCTCTCACCCCAATCCACTCCTCGCCTTCGATGCCGCCTGTTTCGCCTCCGGCCTCATGGACGTCGAGGGCTTGAGCGAGACCGCCCTCGCGAAGCGCCACCGCGTCACCCGCGCCGCCTTCTCCAAACTCGTCGTCGCATGGTCGGAGACCTTCGGCCTCCCGCCCTCGCGCGGGATGCGTTCCAAACGCGCCCGCCACGCCTATCGCCAAGCCCGATTGACATCCCTCGCCCATCACCATGACCAAGCCAAAACCTAAGCCCGTCGCCGCCCTTGAAGTCCTCCCGCCCGACACCGCCGCTCCCGACACTCAGGGGGCCATGTTAAGCATCGACCTCTCCGCCTCGATCAATGCCGCCTTCACCACCGCCCGCACTGCCGCCGACTCCGCCACTAACGAGGCCCGCGCCGCCATCACCGCCGCCGTGCAGTGCGGCGACCTCCTCACCCGCCAGAAGGCCAGCGTCCCCCACGGCACTTGGCTTGATTGGCTCGCCGCCCATTGCCCCGGCATCTCCGCCGAGACCGCCCGCCGTTACATGCGTCTCTCGAAACGGTCACAAGTGACCGATCTCACCGACGCCACCTCCCTCCGCCAAGCCTACCTCGCCACGGGGGTTCTTCCCGAAGAACCCCCTCGCGACAACGTCACCCCCGACGCCAACGCCCCCGTCGTCACCTTCACGCGGGGGCTTGATCAATTCCGCCGCTGGTTCCACCGCCGCACCGAAGACAAGCCCCTCGCCAAGTGGACTCCCGAAGCCCGCCGTCTCCTCCGCAACGAACTCGCCTGGTTCAAGAAGCTCCACGACGACCTCGCCGCCTGACAACGCCCGCGCTCACTCCGTTCGCTTGGCGATCTGCGCCTCCCGTTGGTCGCCGTCCGCTAACGCGCTCCGTCGCCGCGTCCTCGATAATTCGCCCGCAGACGGTGCCGCTCGGCCTCCCTCCATTCCGCTCCGCGCTACCGTTCCGCCTACGGTGCGCCGACTCCGCCCAGTCGGGGGCCGCAACGCCCTTCGCCCCTGCCGTCGCGGATCTCGCCGAGCCGAGAACCGCGCCGTCTCGCTTCGCGAACGGGGCTACGGTCGTCGCGGCTGATCCCCGACCCGGCGTCGCCGTCGCCCCTTCGGCTCCACGTCCGCACTCCGCTCCATTCCAGTCGCCCGACCGTCACCGACTGCTCGACTGTCCGGCTCACAACGCCCAAGGCTCCGAACCAATTCCAGCGCGGCGAGACGCCGTCACTCGGTTCCGCGCCCGCCAAGGCGGGTGCTCACCGAGCGCCGCCGACTCGCCGGGCCAACACGCAATCCGGCCGCCGCTCGCGCCCGTCGCGCTCAACGCGCGCCGGAGGCTCGCTCTGCCCGGCCTCAAACGCCGGTCGGCTTGATGCTCGCCGCGAACAACGCGGCTCGAACAATGAGTGCGGTTCGTTCGCAAAGCTCACTCACGACCCAACGACCACGCGCGCCCGTAATGCGGAAAGCCCTCCGCTCGCCACCGGGCACGTCGCCCGCCCGCGTCGCTGGCGATCCGGGTTGGCCTTCGTCACGGCGAGGCGCTGGCACTGCGACGGCGTTCCTTCGTTCACGTCCGACGTCGTGTCCCGCGTCCATCGTCCGAGTCTTGTCGGCCAACCCTCCTCGTCCCGCGCCACCGTCAGGCGACCTGCTTTCCCCTGCGCGCACTACTTACCTTATGCCCAATATGCCCTCCTTCGGAGCGAGTCCGGCACCCTGTCAGGGCACCCGTCCGGAGGCATTTTTGACATAAGGTGGAGTAGTGCGCTCGGGCCGGCGGCGAGCTTCGGGCGTCACCAGTCCGCGCGCGCGAACCAATTCCACTGCGGCTTCGCCGCGCCTCAACGAAGATTCTAGCGGCGCTTCGCGCAATGAATAGGTTCCCCCGCGCCCGCCCTGGCCGTCCGTTGGCGGTGCCTTGTCCCCGATGCTACCTCGCTCACAAGCCATCGTCTGTTCTGCCGTCGCCACGCGCCCCCTTCGTTCTCTCGCTTCGCTCGTTCACTGGGGAGCTTCCCCCCGCCACCCAAGCAGGGCGGTGGCCCCGCCCGTCCCGCCCGGCCTAGCTTCGCTGGCCGACCGGCGGGCTTGCGCGCCTCTGGCGCGCCGCTTCGCCCTGTCGCCCGCGCGCTCCGCGCAGAACCAGCGGGCGACGGGCTCCGCCTCCGTCGGGCCGGGCGCGCCGAGCCGCGCGTCGGCCCTCCTGCGCCTCGGCGGCGGCAAGGATGCCGCCCACTCGTTGCGGCGGGCTAACGCCCGTCGCTGCAACCCGCACCGTTCACGCGCGTTTTAAGCCATCGCCAAATCCGCCCCCGCGCGTATCGCTAGCGGGGTCCGTGCGCTTTGACCTGACGGCGCATTTCTTCCAGCGATAGCGGCCCCTGCTTTCGCATCCGATCCAGCGCCGCCACGTTCTCTGCCCGGCACGCCAGCAGCATCCGTATCGCTTCGGCCTTCGTGGGCGACGACTGCTTTTTCGAGGCATTGGACTTCGCGGGCCTAATTACTTTGGTCGCTTTCATTGCGCTCAGATTAAAAGACAAGCGACCTTGAGTCAACGGCAGCGCGTGTTGACAGCATCTCTCCGGCGATGCCCATCGCCGTCCCGAAAGCTGCCAAGGTCGGGCGCAGCTCCAAGTTCAGCCGCGCCCTGTTCGACCGCGTCCTCACGGCGATCCGTGACGGCGCGCCGTCCCTGAACGCCATCGAGACGCAGGGCATCGACCAATCCACGTTCTACCGGCACTTGCAGCGCCAACCCGACCTCGTGCCGATTCTGCAAGCCGCCCAGCTCGAACGCGACCGCGTGCGGAACGCGTCGCGCATCGAGGAGGCCGAGCAGGAGTTGAAGCGCCGTGGCATCGACGGTTGGACGGAACCCGTTTTCGACGCGAAAGGCCAGATGTGCGGAGAGCGCCGCCGCTACTCCGACGCGTGCCTGATTTTCTTCCTCAAGGCACACAAGCCGGAGCTTTACCGCGACCAGCCGACCACCGTCGTCGCCACCCAGGTCAATATCACGCCCGAGAAGGAAAAGGACATCATGCGCGAATGGCGCTCCCGCCTCGGTGCGACGGAGGCCCCGGCACCGGCCACGACCACGCCGCCCGCGCCATGAGTGCCGCCCGCAAGAAATCCGCCACGCCCGAGCGCCGCCTCGCGGTCACTCCACTCGACCTGCTCTTGCCCTACCAACGGGCGTGGGTGCAAGACGCCGCGCGCTTCAAAATCTGGCTCAAGTCCCGCCAGATCGGCGGTTCACTTGCGGCCTCGTTCGAGGTCGTCGCCGACGCCATCGAGACCGGCGGCGACTGGGTAATCTTGAGCGCAGGCGAGCGGCAGGCGCTTGAGTTCATGGACAAGGTGAATCGTGCCGCGTCGATCTTTTGCGACGCCGTCAGTTACTCCTCCGGCCGCGAATATCGCCCCGAGATTCAAAAATCCCAACTGCGATTCCCCAACGGTGCGCGCGTGCTCGCGCTCCCTGCCAATCCGTCCACCGCGCGCGGCTACTCCGCCAACCTCGTCCTCGATGAATTCGCCTTCCACGAGAACCCTGAGGAAATCTGGCGCGCGGTTTATCCGATCATTTCCAACCCGCTGCGCGGCGCACTCAAACTCCGCGTCATCTCCACACCCGCCGGTCGCAACAACAAGTATTTCGACCTCTGGGAGCACGCCCCGGCGTTCTCTCGCCACAAGACCAGTGTTTACGACGCGGTTGCCCAAGGGCTCGCGCTCAACATCGACGAACTCCGCGCCAACCTCGCCGACCCCGACGGCTGGGCGCAGGAGTTCGAGTGTCAGTTCATGGAGCACTCGTCTCAGGTGTTCTCCGCCGATCTCGTTCGCGCCTGCGAATCCGAAGACGCCACCCTCGACGCGCCCGAGTCGTTGTTTTCTCGCGAGTCCCGCGTCCGCCCCGCGCTCTTCGTCGGCATCGACGTCGGCCGCAAACGCGACCTCACCGTCGCCTGGACGCTCGAACGCCTCCACGGCGGCCAGCTCGTTACCCGCGAGGTGCTCGTCCTCGACCGTATCCCGTTCCCGCAGCAGGAGGCAATTCTCGCACCGCGCGTCATGGCCGCTGCGTTCACCGCCATCGACGCGACCGGCATCGGCGGCCCGGTGAGCGAACACCTCGCCGCCGCTTTGGATGAAACCCGCTTGGAGGGCGTCACCTTCACCGTTGACCGCAAACGCGAGCTGTTCGAGCGTTTGAAGAAGGCCATGCAGGCCCGCGCCGTCGCGCTGCCCGCCGCCGCCGTCATCCGCGACGACCTCGGCAGTATGCAACGCATCGTCAGCCCCGGCGGCACCATCCGCTACGCCGCCGCGCGCACCGCCGACGGTCACGCCGACCGTTCCACCGCGCTCGCCCTCGCCATCCAAGCCGCCCAGCGCAACCCTTCCGCAGGGTGTGGAGCGTTCGCCGCCGAGCGCGTGCCGACCGGCCTCAACGCCCGCCATCGCCCCGCGCTCACCCGCTACCGCGGCGCGTGGGCGCGATGACACGGAACCCCGAGCATGTCTGATTCACCGACTCCCCAAAAACTCGCCGCGCCCGTCATCCGTCCATCCAACCGCGACTACGAGCCGCAGCTTTTCGGCCGTTCGCTTTCGCCCGACACCGTCGGCGCGCTCCTCGACGCCGGCGCCCGTGGCGACCTCGCCGCGCAGAGCGATCTATTCAACCTGATGGAGGACACTTGGCCGCGCCTCCGCGCCAATCTCCAAAAGATCAAGAACGCCATCCGCAAGCTGCCGCTCAACGTGCAGCCCTTCACCCCGAAGAACGGCAAGCCGTCCGCTTCCGCTCAGGAGAAAGCAGCCTTCGTCGAGTCCGCGCTCCACTTGCAACGCGGCTACGTTGACACCACGCGCGCCCCGCTCGGCTCCGCCGTTTACGAACTCATGGACGCCGTCGCACGCGGCCTGTCTGTGGTCGAGATCGACTGGACGACCGACACCACGGGTTTCGTCGTCCCGGTCGGCTTCCGCCGAGTGCCGTCCCGTTACCTCGGCATCAACACCGACGGCACCCTCGCGCTCCGCCTCGATCCCGCCGCGTTCGCTACGCTCACTCCCTTCGCCAAACACCCCGGTAAATTCCTGACCGGCGTTTTCCAGTCGAAATCCGGCGCGCTCGGCGAGGCCGCGCAGCTCCGCGCCCTGGCTCCGCTCTGGCTTGGTCACATGCTCGGCTGGGAATGGTTGGTGCAGAAGGCCGAACTCTTCGGCACGCCCTTGCGTTGGGCCAACTACCCGACCACCGCCACCCAATCCGAAATCGACGCCATCACCGCCGCGCTCCGCAACATGGGCACCGCCTCATGGGGTGCGTTTCCTCAGGGAACGAATCTGCAAATTCTCCAAGGCACCACGCCCGGCGTCGCCGGCCCGAACGATCCCAGCGAACGCCTCATGGGCATCGCCGACCGCGCGTGCGACATCATGCTTCTCGGTCAGAACCTCTCCGTTGAACACAACGGCCAAGGCAGCCGCGCCGCCAGCGAAGTTCATCGCGAGGTCGAGCTGGATCTTTTCGAGACCTACGCCGAGTTCATCGTCGCCGTCCTCAACGATCAGCTCATCCCGCAGTTGATCGCGCTCAACTGGGGCAGCGCCGAAGAAATCCCCTTCGTTGAGGTCGAGATTTCGCGCCCCGGTCGCGAGCAAGACATGGCCGCCCGCGACAAAACCCTATTCGTCGAAATGGGCCTGCCCGTCTCGCTCCAATACCTCTACGAGCGGCACAAGGTTCCGACGCCGGACGCGGGCGAAGCGCTTTTCAAGCCCGCCAAACCCGTTGCTCAGGCCGTGCCGACGGAACCGCAACCAGCCCCCGCCGACGCCAAGTCGTGCGCGTGCGGTTGTGGCGTCCCAATCGACGCCACGAGTGACGTAGCGCGGCAGCGCGGAGATGGTCGCGCCGCAGGCGTGGCCCCGGAGCTTCGCGGAGGGGCGAGTGATCGCGGGTGCCCGTCTTGCGGGCGCGAGCACTCGCAAACAGACGCCGACGCACTTTCGGCTTCGTCCGAAAGTGCGCAGGAACTCTCCACACGCCAAGCCGCCGCGCAGGCGGCGTTTCCGCAACAGGTCGCCGAAGCCAACGCCGCCGACGAATACCTCGTTTGGGATGCGACCCTCGACAACCGCACCACGCCCCTTTGCCAAGGCCGTCACGGTCGCCGCTGGGGGGACGGTTGGTTTTCGCCACCACCCGCGCACTACAACTGCCGCAGCGTTTTGATCCGCGTGCCCAAGACCAGCTACCAGTCGCCGGATTGACACCGCGCCAGCGGCATGACGCCCGCACCGCTCCACGCCGCCTTTTCCAACGCCCTCGCCGAGGGCTCCGCGCTCCCGTCCGACATCCAATACATGCCGCCCGGTCGGCATCGCATCCGCGCCTCTCAGGGCGGCAAACCCGTCTCTGTTGAGGTCGCCGTCAGCGCCGCCACCGCCGCCGTGCTCCAGACTTTCCTTGCGGCGAAAATGACCGCCGCCGCCGAAGGCCGCGAAGATCGTCCCTTCTTCGATTTCAACCACGAAGACCGCGAGGCCTCCGCCTGGCCCACCGAGTTCTACTGGGCCGGAGACGATCCGCAGACCGGCGGCGTGCGCGCCCGCCTCGACTGGTCGGACGCCGGTAAACGCGCCGTCGAAGGCCGCACCTTCCGCCGCTTTTCCCCGACCTTCCATCTCGACGCCTCCGGCCACGTCACCGGCTCCGAGATCAACATGGGCGGCCTCGTCAATCGTGCCGCCTTCAAGCGCATCGCCCCGCTCTTCGCCGCCGCTCCCGTTGACACCGCGACCGAGCCGATGCCCATGCAAACTCTCATCTCCACCCTCCGCTCGCTCTCGCTAGTCGAGGCGTCCGCTACCGAGGAGGCCGACCTCGTCACGCAGGTCTCGCGCTCCGTCGGTTCGCTCAAATCCGAAATCACCGACCTCAAATCGACTCTCGCCACGCAGGCCCGCCAACGCGCCGAGGCGCTGGTTGATGCCGCCGTCCGTGTAGGTCGCCTCCCGGCCAAGGACACCGACGCGCGCGGCTTCTGGGTCGATGCGCTCCTCCGAGACGAGGCCAAGGCCGTGAAGGCTCTCGACGCCCTCACCATCAATCCGGTGCTCGCCCGCCTTACCCCCGGCCATGAGGACGCCGCCAATCCCGCCAACCTCATCACGCGGCAGGAGCAAAAACTTGCCGCCGTCCGCGCCGCCCACCCGAGCGCGGATTTCCAGACCATCTACGCCAAGGCCAAAGCCGAGGCTCCCGAACTCTTCCGCTGATCGTCCCCACCTCCGACCTACTCGCTACTCACTCCTCGCTACTTCCCATGAAAACTTCCCTCGCCCGCACGAACGCCATCCTCCCCTTCGAGGCCGCCGCCGACCTCACCGGCCAAGTAGGCCGCTTCGTCGTCCTCACCGCTGGCACGGTCGCCCTTGTCAGCTCCACCGCTCATAAGCCCTTCGGCGTCCTCCTCACCGACGGCAAGGCCGGTGAACCCGTCACCGTCGCCGTCGGCGCGGGCGGTCTCGCCGGAGTGATCCGCGTGAAGCTCGCCGCCTCCGTCGGCTGGCCTGGCACCGACCTTCAACTCACCTCTGATGGCCGTGTTCAGACCGACGTCGGCTCCGGTGCCCGTATCGTCGTCGCGCAGGCCCTCGAAACCGGAGCCATCGATGAACTCATCGAGGCCGTCCTCATCGCCCCGCAATCCCTCACCTAAGCCGCCCGCCCGCTCCGCCTTTTTCGGAGTGCGGCGAAGCCCAGAGACGATGGATCGCCAGGCGGAGGCCAGCAACGGGAGGGAGTGGGCTCAGGCCCATGACCGACCGATGCGCCGCCTCCAACGCCGCGAGCCGCGTCTGTGGGCGAGAGGTTGGGTGAAGCCCGCCCCCTCCCGCTGACATCCGAATCCCTTCCGTAATCCACCTCCCTTCACCCAACCGTCCCCACCCGAAAAATGAGTTCCACCAAATACAACGTCACTTTGACCAACTACGCGCGCGGCCTCGCCCAGGACATCTCCGCCACGCTCGCCAACTTCCTCGCGCCCGAGGTGGTTGTTCCCGCCGCCACCGGCCAATACAAGAGCTTCGACGACAAGAATACGTTTCAAGTCATCGACACCTCCCGCGCCGTCGGCGGCCCCGCCAAGCGCCTTGAGTTCGCCGCCAGCGATCCGACCTACAACTGTCTCCCGCAGGCGCTCGAAATCGCCATCGACGACCACGAGCGCGACGAGGCCGGTCAGAACGATCCGCTCCGCTTGGAGGAGGCCAAGACGCAGACCCTCGTCTCGTCCGCCGTCACCTCTCACGAGGCCAAGGTCTTCGCCGCGCTCACCGCGCTCGCCGCCGCGACCAACATCACCCTCGCGAGCGACGACCCCATTGCGAAGATCGACGAGCAGATCGAGGCCCTCGCCACCGACACCGGCCGCATGCCCAACCGCCTCGTCATCGGCCTGCCGCTCTGGAACAAGCTCCGCAACAACGCCAAGGTCATCGCCCGTTTCCCCGGCGCGGCCTCAGTCGGCGTCAGCATGGCGCAATTCTCTTCGCTCCTGCTCAACCCGAGCATCGACATCCGCGTAGGCATCCTCGCCAAGGACACCGCCAAGCTCGGCGCGGCCAAGGCCAACGTGAACATCGTCGGTCAACAGCTCGTCGTCTTCCACGCCAACGCCAGCCCCACGCTCTACGATCCGAGCTTCATGAAGACCTTCCGCCTCCGCCGTGGCGGCGTGGACGTCGTTCGCACCTACCGCGACGACTCCGCCCGTTCCGACATCCTCGCGGTCGATTGGTCGGAAGACATCCGCGTCACGTCCTCCGTCTGCGCCCGCAAGGTCACTGCCTCGTAAGCGTCGCCGCCACCTCGCACAGCCAACCACGGGCGGCCGGTCACATGTGACCGCCGCCCGTTTTCATGCCCGTCCCTCCGGTTTCAAGTCTCAGCCGTAATTCTTCCTCCGATGCTCTCCACCCTCGCCGAACTCACCCGCGACCCAGTCCTCCACCGAGTAGGTCTTGGCTGGATCGCCGTCATCACCCTCGACCAACTCAACGCCCTTGTCGGCCTGCTCGTCGGTATCGCGACGCTGGTTTACCTATGCCTCCGCATCCGCGACCAGCTCAGGAATAGGAACTCCAAACCTTCTTCGGAGGATTGAAGCCCAGCCTGCCTTGCTCTGTGGCCTCTGTGGGCCGCGCTCCGGCTCGGCTCTGTGTAACCACTCTGATCCGTTGACAGCAGGGCAATGAGGTATGAACGCCAAAACCATCCGCATCCTGTCCTTCCTCGGTAAGACCGCCGGTCTTGTCCTCACCGTTGCCGGCCCCTTCTCCGGCACGCCCATTGGCCTCACGGTCTTCGCCGTCTCGTCCTTCCTCAAAGACGCTGTGAACCGCATGGGCGACCTCGCCGACGACGGCAAACCCAACGACTCCTTCAAGACCTGATACTCAATTTACCCGTTTCACCACAAGGACTTGAAGGATTAACTTGATTTATCACAGGAAAGTCCGATTTTAACACTGTTCATTCACCATGTGTGAAAGGAGCTTTCGAGGCCGTCTCTCACAAGGAGGCGGCTTCAGTCTTTTTATCTCCCTTGGGTATGGCGCAACCAGTCGCGCCGCAGCTCTTCAGCCTTGTTCCGATACGTGACAGGGAATGCTGTCCGAAGCAGGAAATAGCCATTACGTTCGACTAGGATCACCACGTAGCCCGTGTCCTCAAGCCATAAGGCCCAGGGCTGTTCGGTGCCGCGTTTCAACTGCGGAAATACTTTCACGCGCACATCCCCGGCCTCCGCCGCCGCTATCACCCAAGCGATCCACCGCACCCGCTTGCAGCGCTCGAGATCGGCCGTTCGATCATCCTCAATCCGTCCTTCCTGCATGATGTGCCAAAAAGCATAATGCTTCCCGAACGTCTCCGGAATGAAGCGACACCGCACCGGAAGGCTTTGAAAAGTAAGTCCCCCGTGCGCAACCTCCCGAAGATAGATGGCGTAAACCGCTTCGAGATACGTTTTCCATCGTGCGACGAAGTCCTCACCGGGAAAATCGTTCACCTCCGCGAAATCAGGTAGATTCTCGCTCAT